TGTAGACCATCTGCTCTGATGGGGGTGGCTGTCAGCCCGTAACGACTACCGTAGAAGATGTCAGCACTCTTGGCGAAGGTAGGTGCTGAGATGTGGTGCGCCTCATCCCAGATGATGATACCGAACCATCTACGTACTTCTTCTGGTAGCGTGTCTGCTTGAATAGCTAGTGTCTGATATGTGGCTAGGACAAGAGGTTTTTTCCAATCGAATTGGTCCGCTTGTATCAGCCCCAAGTCTTCTCTAGCAATTCCTAGTAGCTCTACTGCCTGATCTGCCCATTGGCTAAGCAGCTGTGTGTTGTCCAGTACCACTAGCGCAGGTACCTGAGCCCTAGCGATTAGCTCCAGGGCAACTACAGTCTTACCCTTACCACAGGCTAACTGCAGCACCCCACCAGGCTCACGCTGTAGGGCACTCAGCGATTTGGCCTGGACGTTGTCCCCCGTGGGGGTGAGCTGTCTCACCCCCTGGGTCTCCTTCCATAGATGGTCTAGCTTGATTTTGCTGTTGAAGGTTACTGCTGTGTAGCTAGTAGGCCTGCAATCGACAACGTCGAATGGTAGTTCTCCAACACCCCAGAAGGCCCTAGGTACCAGTAGATGGTGCTCCATCTCTTTCCACAGGTAGAGCATGCGGCTCTTAGTAGGAGAGTAGGCATCTACGAAGCTGAACGTGAGGGCAGCTTTCGTGCCCTCCACGTTCACGTAGCTTTTCGGTACCCACAAGTAGTTGTCTATATACCCCTTGGTGGGCTGCCGTTTTAGTAGCTTCATGTTACCGGTGTACGTGGTTTAGTGATCGTGACGTGGTCGAATGAGTTGGCCACGGTATGCCCAGCTGATTTTCCCATAGCTCTGAGTATCTCAAAGCCAAGCCTCTTCCACCACGGCACATCTTCTAGCACCGGTTCTGGTACTGCTAGGTAAGAAAGCATCTGCATGCCAGGCTGCTGATGACTGACCGGCACAGTTGGTGGTCCATAGTAAGCTATATGCGGGGGAGCCGTGAGTGGCGCATATTGCCATGGTTGGTATTGCGGCTGCTGCACATACTGCGGTTGGTACTGCTGCTGCTGCTGCTGTGGTGGTGCGAAAGGGCGTGGTGGTGGTTGAAGCTGTACACCACCTGCCATAGCTGGAGTAACAGTTGGTCGAACAAGAGCTTGGCTAGGGATAAACTGTGGCTGGTATTGTTGAGGCGGCTGCTGTTGCTGCACCTGCTGTTGCGGTGGTTTATTCTTTTCTAGGTTGCTGGCACAGGTCCTTGGGGCGCACTGTGCGTACCAGCTACACTTCTCCCTCAGTCTACTATTGTCCTTGGGATTCACGTAGGCCGGGTCATACCCTCCTTTGCACTCCAGAGCTGTGGGTGACCATTGTAGACCGAAGCATTGTGGCGTCATCTTTGCGATCTCCTTGGCTATTTGAGCCTCAATTCCCTTATCACCGTTTATTGTCTAATCTTGCAGTTGTAAATTCGCGCTGTTACGTCTATTCTCGGAGGCCCATGGAGAAGCTCAGCGGACTGATATTGGACTTCTACGACGATAAGAACTGTGAAATAGCTCTCCCTCTGGAGCGCCTATCAGATCTTACAAAAGAAGCGCACGCTCTTACGGCTGAGGAGCACGCTAGGCTTCCTGACGATCTCTACGCGTTAGTCCTCATGGACGGAGACGTCACACTTCGGAAGTTTGCCTGTGTAGATCCAGGTAATACAGCGGTCTCTGTAGAGTACTTCTTGAAGACAGCCTACAAGCTGCCCGTAGAAGCTCAGAAGGTAGCAGCAGCTAATCTTATGACAGCTTGTTCCTGGTACGGGATAGAACCACCAGAGGAACTTCAGAAGCTAGCATTACCGTGGGGGCTAATGAGTATGCTACCTGGGCCAGTTGGCAAGGTATCTGGTGTAGTTAGTGGTGTACAGACAGCTGGTCAAATAGCTAGAGATGCCGGAGCTGGTGTTGCTGCAACTAAGGGGTTAGGCGGGCAGATAGCCACGAACCCACAGATGACGCAATTCAAGGGTCAGATCATGGGAGGGGGACAGTGATGTACCATAAGCTAGCTGAGGCGTCTGGCACAGATCTAATGCCGTTAAGTGGTCCAGCAGATAGATCTGTGGGTAAGGAGAAAGCAACTGTGCAGAAGTCCGCCTCTGGTACTGGTAATGAACTACCGCCTGGCGTGGCTAGTGCAGTAGCTGGAGAACAGCCACAGCGGTTACCGCAGGCTTCTAAGATGCACCCACACGTGGACGTATCTACACAAGAGCCGCCAAGGGTAATAGCTAAGCAGGCTCAGCGCTATGCTCTACCGTCACAGAGCAAGTACCCCATAGACAACTATGAGCAAGTTAAGATGGCCAACTTCTATTTCGAAGAGTGGAGTAAGAGGATGGAGCCTGAGACTCGACGTGAGTACTGTGCCAATCTGGTAAAGAGAGCCTCTGAACTTGCCTTCGAAGTTACCAGTGATATTGCCAAGTACGGTTCTGCTTCTTACGCAGAGCCGTCTGAGTTTCAGACAGCTATAGACGGTCGTAGAAGTGTTCTGTCAGACGACGCTGCTCGTGAGGTACTCAGCAAGTTAGCCGAGCTACGCCCGACTATGCCTGCAGAGGCTTTCGCTATTGCTCTGAGCGAGTTCGATAAGCTATCGGGGCTAGAGCAGTTCTATGATCAGTACATACCTGACCCGTACTACTCGACATACGGTGTTAAGACAGCTGCTGACGAGGACATGTCGGTTATCGTCGGTAACGACTACGTCAGCTCAAAGACACTCAAAGATTTTGCTAAGACTCGCTACCAGATGCTGAAGAAGACCTTCGGAGACGATCTGGCTGATGAGTTCCGCAAAGACCCAGTAGCTATTTTTAGTAGTCTTCCGTTAGACCAGAAGAAGATGGTCATGCGGATGGCTAATGAGAACGCTCCTAGGGATGAAGCGTCAGCTTAGCCATGGATGAGCGTACGGAGATCGAAGCTAACCTCGACTTCGAAGGCCATTTCTTAGATGCGCTGAAGCGCATAGGTGTAAAGCCTAGTCCTAAAGCTCGGCCGTCTTACGACGAGTCCGACGAGTACACAGAGACGATAGACACCACGCTACCTGATGAAAAGAAGGTGGCAGAGGTACTACCCACACCTATCAATCTTTTTCAGCACCCAGATGCCCATCCAGTAGTTCTAGATCTGGCTTTGCTGCGTAAGTACGGGCCAGAGTGGATGACCTGGGAAGCTGAGACGCTGGTCTGGCGAATACCACAAGACTTTAGGACGGCTACGGTGAGCGATCTAAATCTATCTAAGATCATGGCCGTAAAGACCATGCACTTCGTAGATACCTTTTGGAAGAAGTGGGAAGTATTTTTGTGGTGCGCTATGCCGTTGAACAGCGCATTCCCTGATTTCGTTCAGATGCAGGTACCCACCGCAGCTCAGTGCACCGTGGCGGTAGACATAGCTAACAACCTCCGTACTGACGTTGAGTGGAGTACGGAGATTAAGGAGTACTTGGTTACGGTATTCCAACACGATGACATCTACTACCCGGTAGACCCTATCGACTTCATCACAGTACCGTCCTTAGGAATACCAGTAGACACGGCAGAGATAGCCAAGCTATGGCCAGCTGTTAGAGCTTCTAAGAAAGCTCCAGCTGGCAGGACTGTAGTGAGTGAGCAACTACGCCGGTGTCTCTTGATAAAAGACTTCGTTGACGAAGCACGTAGCAGGCTGCACAACCAACTAAGGTTCATGTCCAATGTCTGAAGTAATAAGCTACATGCCTGGGTTTAATAATGAGCTACTAAAGATAGCTCGTGGTGGGTCTGTTGGTAGGATTATAGGTAAAGCCCTAAATGTAAAAAGTCTCTATCGAGGAGCTAGAGATCTAGCAGGTGACTCCCCTGCTGACGTTGGTAAGTTTTTGAAACGACAAGTACACTCTGTCACTGGATGGACACCGCAGGGTTTTATGTCCCCCGCTGGTGCTAGGGAGCTAGGAGCAGGGGACATAGAGAGCTCTATGAGCGCCGTACGCAAGGCGCACACAGCCGTCAATAAAGCTCCTGACGTAGAGGCTAATCTTTGGGATCGATTTATGGATCGGTCTACAGCGGCTAAACGCCAGATAGCTACGGCCAAGGCCAATGATGAGCTAACGAAAGCTCGTAAAGGTCTAACGCTGTCGCACGAAGCTACCAACATGGGACTTACCAGTGTCCCAGGGTACTTGAAGTCTATGGTCACTAATGGAGTAGGTAAGACACTTAGTACTGGGGCGCAGCAGCAGTGGTACACGTCTAACCCAGCCGAACGAGCTCTGCTATTCGGTGTTCCTGCTGTAGCCATGGCTCATGGTGCTCTAGCCAAACCAGAGGAGGGGCATTCCAGGTTAGGAAATGTAGCTACTGCTGCCTCTATGGCACCGTTTGGGCCACTACCGGTTACAGCAGCTACTGCATTAACAATGGGTGTGGAGAAAGCGTTTAAGCGCAAGCCTAAGCAGCCCCCCAGGACGCTACTTCCTGAGTATTCACCTCCGGCTACGTCTGAAGCCATCTCTCCTGGAGTGGAGCGGTCTGTAAGCCACTCTGCTGCAGGTATGCCACCGGGTGACATACTAGGAGGATCTCCAGGATGACTCTTGAACAGCTAGTTGTAGAGACGCGTAAGGAGTTTCCTGACTTCGTTGTTAAGGCGAAGGTGAACAGCAAGTTGATGCTGCTCATCAACCGCTTCCTGCTCATCCTAACGTTCGGTGGGATGAAGACGTTCATGACTACGTACACCACTACGATGGGTAACACCGTGTACGTACCTAGCCAGTGGGCTCTGTGGACTGAGCAGTCTAAGGTGCGAATCTTGAGGCATGAGCGTATTCATATGCGCCAGGCTAAGAAGTACACGCGACTTCTGTTTTCTTTTTTGTACCTGTTCGTGCCACTGCCAATAGGCTACGCGTACTTCCGAGCCAAGTTTGAGATGGAGGCCTACGAGGAGACCATCAGAGCCGCATTCGAACAGGGTGGTATTAAGGCAGTAGAGGACTCGGAATTTAGAGCTCACATCATTAACCAGTTTACAGGCCCAGCGTACTTGTGGATGATGCCAGATCGTGTGAAGATGTTCTCTTGGTACACCAAGACGGTGGCTAAGCTAGAGAGTGAAACCACATGAGCTTTGTAGGCGGCGGGTTTGGCATAGGTACTTCCGGCGGCTCTGGAGCATCGCGCTTCTCCAGTACGCGTGGGCGTATCAATGGGTCACCGGTACAGGGTGTTAACTACCCTAGTCCGTTCTTCGATGTCGCCCACACGTACCTGCCCGTCACGTTCAAGCAGATGTTCCGGTGGTGCCGGTACTACTTCTTAACGAATCCACTCATCAACGCCACGGTCTTTAAGCTCTCTGAGTACCCCATCACGGAGCTGGTTATTGACCATGAGCGTGCTGATGTAGCTGCCAGGTGGACTGAGTACATGCAGGACCACCTGAGGTACCGCGCATTCCAGGTAGAGGTTGGTCTCGACTACCACTGTTATGGTAACGCCTTCGTATCCATAGCCTTCCCCTTCAAGAAGTACTTGAAGTGTTTGTCTTGTGGTAGCTCTGAGGAAGCGCAGAAAACTAGGGCACGTTGGACCTTCACCAACAACGCCTTCAGGTACAACTGCCCAAAGTGTGGGACCACCACAGAGGCTGAGGCGAAGGACGAGTACTTCAAGAACGCTAGTGGCATTCGGCTACTACGTTGGAACGCTGAGTATGTGGAGATCACGTACAATGAGGTCAGCGGTGAGTACATCTACTTCTACACGATCCCTCCCACGCTACGTAATGACGTAGTGATAGGTAAGAAGGACGTAGTAGAGAGCACCCCGCAGGTGTTCCTACAAGCTATGCGTGAGGGTAAGGGAGTTGTCTTCTCGAAGGACAACTTCTTCCACCTCAAGCGCCCGACACTTGCACAGCAAGATCGTGGGTGGGGTATCCCACTGATTCTCCCGGTACTTAAAGACACTTTCTACCTGCAGCTAATGAAGAAGGCTCAGGAGGCGATTCTTCTTGAACATATTGTCCCTCTACGCGTGCTGTTCCCACAAGCTGGGTCTGGGTCCAGTGACCCGTACACAACTATCAATCTCGGGGAGTGGCGTGACCAAGTAGCTTCTGAGATTGGTCGATGGCGTATGGACCAGAACTACATACCCATCATGCCTTTGCCTCTTGGTAACCAAACCATTGGTGGCGATGGCAAGGCTCTGCTGCTGACGCAAGAGATACAGCAGTGGAGTGAGCAGATCATGGTGGGCATGGGCGTACCACGTGAGTTCCTCATTGGTGGTATGAGCTACGCTGGTACCAACGTCTCCATGCGTATGTTGGAGAACGCGTTCTTCGGCTACATCCTGCGCCACAAGCAGATGGCTAAGTGGGTCATGAAGATGGTGTCTGGCTACATGGAATGGCCGGAAGCCAACATCCGCTTCAAGCCGTTCAAGATGGCCGACGACATTCAGCGCAAGGCTCTGATGCTGCAGCTGAACCAGGCACAGAAGATCAGTGACACTACCCTGCTAGCCGACTCTGACCTTAAGCAGGATGAAGAGAACGGCATCATGCTCCGTGAGACGG